CTTCTAGAATTTCCATAACCATATCGATAGTCATAGTATTGGATTCATCCAATCTATCCTCTAGTGGTAGAAATTCCCAAGAATTATTCTTTACGTCATACCAGGTGTATAAACAAACTTCTTCTTTAGGACGATGGATGAGACACCAAGGAGTTTGGTCGTGTTCAGGGAAAACAAACCCCTCAGTAAGTGCGTCTTTGTGAATGAAGATGGCGTATGATTCCATATTCTTGTCGCCACCTTCTTCATATCTGTACTCACCATTTTCATCCATTTCTTCCAAATCACCATGACCATCAAAAATGATTTTCACTTCAGGATCATCAGAGATATCAACACCAATCATAAGATCATCTGGATCTCTCCATGAAGTTTCCATGAAAGCCTGAAGAATCTCACAATACCGTTCATAATCATAGTCCATAATATTACCTTATTTGATTTTTGCCAACTCAGCCTTAATCTTTGGAATCACACTGTCTGCCATGGGCACATAGTCCAGTTCTTCGGCCATTTTATCACCCTTTTCAAAGGACCACAAGAAGAATTTGATGGCTTCTTGTGCTTTTGCCGGATCAGAACTCTTGAGTGGCATAATGATGAAAGTTGCACCGGTAATTGGCCAGCTATTCTTTCCTGGTTGGTCGGTCAGGATTTGATAGAAGGATTTATTCCAGTCTGCACCAGCAGCTGCAGCCTTGAATGTTAGGTCATCAGGTGTTACCCATGTACCTTCACGGTTCTGAACTTGAACCCAATTCATCTTGGCTTGTTTCACATATGCATACTCAACATAACCAATACTTCCTGGCAATTGGCGGACCAATGCACTTACACCTTCATTACCTTTACCACCAGCACCAACTCTCCAGTTTACAGCCGTGCCCTCACCAACTTGCTCTTTCCAATCTTTGGAAACTTTACTTAGATAATTTGTCCAAATAAATGTTGTGCCTGAGCCGTCAGCTCTACGGACTGGCATGATTGTTTCGTCCGGAAGATTCAAATTAGGATTCAAAGCTTTAATTGCTGCATCATTCCATCTTGTAATCTTACCGAGATAAATGTCGGCAAGAACTGTGCCAGTCAAACGCATTTGTCCTGGCTGTACAGTTTTCAAATTAACTACGGGAACAACTCCACCAATTACAGTTGGAAATTGCATAACTTCCATAGTCTTGAGTCTATCATCAGTCAATGGCATATCACTCGCACCAAATACTACAGTGCGACCTTCAATTTGTTTAATACCTGCGCCAGAGCCAACACTTTGATAATTAATTCTAATTCCAGTTTCTTTATTGTAAGCATCAGCCCACTTGGCGTACAATGGTGCAGGAAATGTTGCGCCTGCTCCATTCACTTGTGCTTGTGCTGAAACAGCAAATGCTGCCAGTAGTGTCACAAATAGTTTTTTCATTTTATCTCCTTAATTTATGTTAAATGTATTAAAGTCCTTGTATTGAGGACCATTTTTTCAACTTCTCTCTTTTCGCTTTTCGAGCAACATTAATATTCGTATCGGATACAACACACTTTTCAACCATAATATCAATCATAGCCAGTAAATCACCAACTTCTTCTTCTAATGATTGTTGATTCGTTTTGTTTGTAATGGGATGAGTAGAATCGATACCAAATCTAAAAACTTTGGAAATTGCTTGAGAGACTTCGGCACATTCTTCTTGTGTGATACAGAAGATTTCTTTCACTTGATTATTCATTTAACAACACCTTACTTGCATCAAATCCTTCAACGAAAGTTTCAGCTACAATTTCAGCTTGATCAAATGATGTAACCGTGCGTTTTTCAATAATTCGACCTCTAATGAAGAAAGTAACCTCCCATTTACTGTGTCGGGAGTCCCAGTTCGATTCAATCAAATTGACTGTTGCTTTTCTGTCACCAGATTCATAACATTGTGAAGTCATATAGCATCCTCATGTGATAAGACCAATAAAACGATTTAAAATTACTCGGTTATTAACTCGAGCGCTTGCATATTTGGAAAATGCCGAAACTAAACCACGGCGTGTGACATTTTCTTTTACTACAAAATCTGCATCTTCTTCCGTATTTAGAGAGTTGGAACGAAGTACATAATAATCACTAAATTCAGTTGTGTCAACTACAATAAATTTTTCTTTACGGAATTTACTTTTAATGTTTTCGAGCTCATTATTATTTTGAATTGAGCCAAAAAATTTATTAATATTCTGCATAAGTTCTCTTTGTGTTGTAACATAGAAACCAATTACATTCGAATTGGTTCTTTTTTTGAAAAGAGAAATCAAAGCATTTGTTTGCAACCAGGCACGTCTGTGATAAACATTTTTATATTTTTCCTGATTCTTTGTTACGGGATCAACTATAACAATATCCGTAATGTTTTCACGGAAATATCTACTATCAATTTGTTCTGGTTTCAAATCGGAATTAAAATATTCCGAAATATAATTACTGTCACCATCAGTTAGAATAATAGTATTTACAATTTGCAATTTATATTTTTTCTGAAATTCTGGAACAATTTCCATTGCACAAATGATGGATTCATTCAGAGGAGTTCCACACATTTTCAACCACGAAGGACCACAACCACTATAGGTGTAGTTTCCTATTCCGGAAATATTCATCAAAACGCCTCCGGCTTCAATGAATTCGGACGCACTCATTCTGCTGGAGAGAATGTTCGCCAAATAGAAATCATCAATATGAAAATCTCCTGTTTTTGGGTTTTGAATAAAGTTGCAGTGATTACCTCTATCACCAACGAAACTGTAGACCTCAAATGGAATATTTACTTTTTTGCAAAAGAAAACCAAATTTAATAACTGTTTTACTGTATTGCCAATATGTACGGACATTGAACCAGACCAATCCAAAAACATCACCAGCCCATGTGATTTGCCACCAGGAACAACTGTAATTTTCTTAAAAATATCTTCATTGAATTGATATGAAAAAATCTTGTTTAGATCCAAATCACCGGTTTTTGCGGTACTAGAACGTTTCAGTTGTTCTGCGTTTTTACGCATTTCAAATTCTTTTACCAAATATGATACAACACGATTCGACTCGCGCCGATATTCAATAAATTTTCTCTTTGCGGAACCAAAACCTTCTTCTTTATAATTCTTGTAAAGAATTTTATAATCAAGAATGGTTTTTTCTGTTTCTACTTTTGGAATATTAATATATTTGTACGAAATATCTTTATCAGCAAAAAGCTGACTTTCGTTTTTGCGATAGGCTTCGTCAGTAAAAGATTTAATCGCATCATCGGAAGAATATCCACCAGATGTTGAGTCATCTCTATCATCTTCATCTTCAAGATTCGAATCACCAATATCATTTGAATCCTCAGATGGTTCTGCTATAGAATCTTCCGATTCATTTGATCCATCATATTCTTCTTGTTCATAATCATCAAATGGCATGTCGCCATTAATGGAATCATCGAAGTCATCCATAAAATCATCAGAAGACTTTCGAATTTTTTTGTTTTCTTCTTGTTGAGTCTTCATGTAATCGATAATTTTCTTTGAAACCGAAATTACATCATCAAAAGTTTCTGTGATTTCAACTTCTCTGAGTAAATTTCGTTCTTCTTCATTAAATTTAATACCAGAATTAACACCACATTTAAAATGAAGATTAATCCTATCAATAAAATTCATGAAGTTGAGATTTTTATTCTTTGTCTCGAAAAAATCGCGGTCATTTAATTCTTTATAACCTTTTAAAAATGAATTTTTCAAACCAGGATAACGCGACTTAATCTTTCTTTCGATACGAGCATCTTCAACTACATTCACGATACTCGATTGAAGATTATCTTTACGGGCTTGCAACATACCCTCAAGAGGTGTATAGAGTGCGTGACCAACTTCATGACCCATAAACAGATCATATAAGTTGGATGAAATGTTGTTGTCCAGAATTGGAACAGTTAGAATTCGGTTTCTTACATCAAAAGATGCGGTAGTAACATTCTTTTGTTCAATTATTAAATTCTCAGTGGCCATCAATTTGGCCAAAATAGACTTAGAATCGACTAAACTCATTGATTTCTCCTGTATTGAGAAAGAATTCTAACACAACTTTTACAGTAAATCAAATAAATTATTCGGATTGTTGTTTTTTTACAACATCATCGGCTTCTTCGACGTATGAAGTATAACTCTTGTTGTAGTTATTTTTTGTAGTTTCATACTGATTTTGATCTTTTTCGTGTCCAGACAATGATGCCCAAGAACGAACAACACTTTCCAGACTTTTCCAGGGATTATTTTCCGAATTTATTGTGTCGGAATTAACAAAATATTCATCTTCACGCATAAAATACTTTCTTTCTATCAAAGAACTTCATTTTTTCTACCCAAAGAGGCAGGATTCATACCCTCAGACACGTAAACATAGTTACTTTTATGTAGAGGCGCTACGGACTTACTGATTGAATCGATTTTTTCACGATCCGAGGGTGAAAGGCGATGATAATCCCTCATGATTCCTGTTTTTGTTAGTGGTCCTGTAACCCAATCGTTAAGAGAATCGATTTTCTTTTCAGGTTTTAGTGTAACACTCTTAATTTCTGTCTTTTTGACAGTAATATTGATGAATTTTTGTGCAGTCTGATGTGACTTCAGCCAATTTTCGTATTGTTCGCGCTCAGCTTTGGGTTTATTTCTTTTTTTGGATTTAGGAATCCTTGTATAGATCATCATAAACAACTCCTAATTGAAGTGGAGTTTGTATTGTACTCATTTTTTGAGTTTGTGTCAATATGACAGTTGTTTTTTTACAACACTAAGCAGTTCTTCTTCCGTTTTTTCGACTGGATTTTGTATAATCTCCATAATAGTTATCTTCTTCTTCATAAATTTTCAATAACTCATCATAATTGTGATTTTTTATCTTTTTAATTTCAGAGTGTTCATCTCGATTTCTTTTTTTATTTGAAAAACCATAATCATCATTATAATCTTTATGTTTTCGAAACTTACCTAAAAATTTAGACACTTAAAAATCTCCTAGTTTTATGACTTCAAAAGTAATGCCACGTATTTTTGTTTCTGGCATATTGTGCATATCCTCATTTGAAATGTAAAGTAATTCGGAATTAGGATAACAAATTTTTACTAATTTTAGTAGATTGCAAACGGTACCATCTGAATCGTCAAATTCAAATATTTCACTAATATATCTGATACTTTCTAATATTTGTTTGCGCCGGTGAAAGTTTAATGTAAATCCACCGCGACAAAGTTCTAAAAAATTATCAGAGTGTAAACCAACAATTAACCAATCGCCTTTTTTCCTACACTTTTTTAGAAAATTTAATTCCTCCAATGATATTGAATCAAATTCTCCGGATACTACAACAATTTTTTCTTTTTTCGTTGTCATGGTAAAAGATTTGGAAAGGCTTCTTTTACAAATTTATAGTCCAAGCCCTTTATGCCAAAATCTTTTCTAAAGATTCCTAAAATAATTTCAACTTCACGCGGTTCAATTGATTCTAACATTTGAGTAAGGATTTGATTTCTTTTATCGTTGGACAGAGATTCTGCTGTTGCATCTCCAACTCTAAACAAATAGAGTCTCCGCAATTGAGAATTTAAATTATCGAAAGTAATTCCTGGTAAAATATCGGTAGGTATTTTATAATTTTCTGGCAGTTCACTAATCATCCATTGATACTGTGGATGGAAACATAGTTCTAAAACTTTTACAAGAGTTGAGGAAAGATTATTTCCTATTACATCCATTCTTTCTTTTTTATTTTTAGCTTTCTCAAATTCATCAAATATTTCATATATATTTTTCATTAAAATTCCTCAATCACCTCTATTAAGTTTTTAAGTTTATTTGCAATAAAGTAATTTAAAATCTTCGATCTCGCAACCGGCTTTGCTTCTATGTAATTATTTATGATTTTATCTTTGATTGCAACGGGCGTAAAGGATAGGTCAATTAGAGTTTGATTTCTGGAAAATCCGACTTGTGCTTCAGAAATATATTGTGAAGCATCTTCATTCAAAAACTTTTCCAATTTTGTTTTATTTATTGGTGTTTGCCGGATATCACGAACAAAACAATCAGCAGATGAAACTATATTAGGAATACCATCTCCTTTATCGCCACGAATAATTTTCTCTTTCAATTCAATCAACGGATTATCCGAAAGAATGAATTTTTTCATTGCTGGATTATATTGTTTGATTTTAAATTTATCATTGTTATATCTTTGCAATTGCAAAAAGTCACCATCACTGGAAATAATCAAAACATTTTCATGTGCGACACTTCTTGGTGCAAGTGTACCTATAATATCATCAGCTTCCGCACCTTCAACATCAATCACTTTATATGGCATGTTTTCACGCAGTTCATCTTTGAACTTCGCCAACATGTTAAAAATTGAATGCCAATCCAAATCGGACTTTTCTCGATTTTTCTTTCGACCAGCTTTGTAAAATGGAAAAAATTCTTTTCTCCAGTATTTCTTGTTATCGCAACATAAAACAACTTCACCATATTCATTTCTAAAATTTTTTAGATGTGTACGGAGAATATTCAGTATCATATGTCGAATGAGATTTTCGTCCAACTTGACACCTTTTTGTGAAGAAATTTGTGCCATAAGACCGGACAACAACACTTGATTCAAATCAACCAAAATCATGATCATTCTCTCTTTAAAATATAGACTCACATATTTTAGTAGATTTTATCTATTCTGTCAATAGCTTCTTTGACAAATTTTTTTGAAGTTGTTGTTTTTTTCGCAACAAACCCATACCAATCTTGTGGTATTAAATTTGAAACATATTCCCTCGGATCTGAAAATATTGCTTCAAACACATCTTTATCTTTTATACCATTTTCGTCGGTTTTGAAAAGAATGATGTGCCAGGTCGGTCCAATATTGCTATCATCTACAAGTTTTCCTTTTTTTCCATATCTTGCAGCTTCAATATGCACTTTATCACTTTCTTCATGTGGTAAAAAAAATAAAACATCGAAATCTGAAGAAATTTGTTTAAAAGGTTCTATCATCTTAATCCTCTGATGTGTGATTTTCTCACTCTAACCATAATCCATGTATTATAATAATTATCATTTTCTAAAACACAATTTGTGAATTGTTCTTTTGCTTCCAAATAACCACATTCACCTTTAGTTTTACATAAATGAATTATTTCTCTTTTGAAGTTTTCTTTTCCTAGTTGATTCACATCATTTAATAGTTCTGCGTTTGAACCATAGTATATCAGCCAATCACTGAATACTTTTATTTTCTTTTTTTTACCTTTTACTTGTTTTGTTTTTGAAGAATAAAAGAATTTTTTTCCGATATATTTTTTGTTTGTTAATAGATTTGTTATACAATAAACAAAACCATAATTTTCTTTTATTTCTTCTTCTGTAAAATTTTTATCTTTATGAGTCCAGTTTAGTTCCATTTGTCTCCATCATCATCAGAATCGTCATCCTCTATATATTCTTCGGACAATTCATCGATGGCTTCGCCACAAAAAGGGCAAAACTGGGGGTATTCTTCAGAAACAAATTCTTCTCTGTATGCTACATCGAATGATGATTCGCAATTGAGACATTCTCCGGTTACTGACTTATTCATTTTTTCTCCTTAGTTAGCCCAAACATCACCCCAATCGCCAGTCAATGCTCCCTTGGCATAATCTGTAGCGCGGTTTTCGAAAAAATTTGTATGTGTTGGTGCATTAATCATTTCTTCAACCCAAGGCAATGGATTCTTTTTGACTTTCATAATTCCTTTAAGGCCAAGGCTGATAAGGCGACGATCAGCAATATACCGGATATAACGTTTAACGTCATTAGCGTCCAGACCATCCATAGGACCCATGCCGAATGCCAAATCAATAAACCTGTCTTCGAGAGCAACCATTCTCTCAGCAATTGAATATATTTTTCCTTTAAGTTCGTCATTCCAGATTTCCTTATTTTCTTCAACATAAGCTCTGAATAACTTGATCATATTTTCTGCATGTTGTGTCTCGTCAACAATTGACCATGTTACAATTTGTCCCATGCCCTTCATTTTTCCGTGTCTTGGAAAATTTAATAACATGATGAATGAACTGAATAGTTGCATACCTTCTGTGAATGCACTAAAAGCAGCAATATGTGTTGCAGTTGATTCGGCCGTTCCATTCTTAGAAGAAATTTCGGTGATATACTCATGTTTATCTCTCATTTCTTCGTATGCTAAAAATTGATTATATGTGCTCTCTGGCATACCGAGAGTTTCAATTAAATGAGAATAAGCTGCAATGTGTAGTGCTTCTCTAGCAGAGAAACCCAACAACATCATTCGGACTTCAGGTTGAGGAAAATATGGCAAATAATTGCGAACATACCCACCAGCAACATCAATGTCTCCTTGAGTGAAAAAACGAAAAATATGAGTTAGAAATTGTTTTTCTTCATTCGTTAATCTTTTCTTCCAATCTTTAACATCTTCCAACATCGGAACTTCTGTATGCAACCAATGACTTTGTTCATGCTTTAACCATGCATCGTAAGCCCAAGGATAATTGAAAGGTTTAAAATGATTTCTTTCATCCGTAAGTTTTTGTTCTGAAACTTTTTTAATCATCTTGCCCATTCCTTTAATTGTTCGATTGTTTTTGTGCCTATAGATCTTTTGACTTCAATATTTTCATCAATAAGGACTAATGTTGGAACCGATCTAATTCCGTATTCAATCGCCAAATCATTGTGAACATCAATATCAATAACTTCTACTGGTATGTTTAATTTTGCTTCTTCCAAATTTTTGGCTAACGAGTTACAAGGCTGACACCAAGATGCTGTGAATCTAAGTATTTTCATTTTTTATCCTTCGCAAGCTATACAATCGTTTCCTTGAGCAATTTGTGTCATGTCAAGTTCTTTGATTACCTGTCTTTCAATTTTCTTCGAAACTTTATCTGCTTTTCCAATTTTTTCGGATCTACAATAATATAACGTTTTTACTCCTTTTTTCCATGCCATAAAGTGTATAGCATGAACATATTTAATGTTCGAATCGGGACGGAAAAATACATTCAATGATTGTGCTTGATCAATATACTGTTGTCTATCGGCAGCATGTTCTATGACCCATCTCTGATCAATTTCCATGGAAGTTTTGAATACAGCTTTTTCGTTTTCATCAAGCCATTCAAGATGTTGCACCGAACCATCATTAGCAATAATAGAAGACCAGACCTCTTCAGACCATCCCTCTGCATGGCCTTTTGAATGTTTTTGAATAATTCTATCGAAATACTTATTTTTGTTTAGTGATGAGCCAGATAACGTGTCCTGACGATAAGCGTTAGCGCGATAAGGCTCGATACTAGGGCTAGTGTTTCCCATAATGATAGACGAAGAAGCATTTGGAGCAACAGCCATAAGATGACTAAAACGCAGACCAGTCCCACTAGCATCTGGAGCTTCACCTCGTTCTGCTCCCAAAACCTTATTAGCTTCATCTAATTCCTTCCTAATATGTTTGAATATTTTGTTATTTGTTACCTTTGCCATCACTCCTTCAAAAGCAATGTTATTGCATTGCAGGTAGGCATGAAAACCAAGAGCGCCAATACCAATTGAACGCTCGCGACTAGCAGAATACTTAGCCCTAGAAATGGAATCAGGAGCATTATCAATAAAATACTGAAGCACATTATCCAGCATCTCAGCAACATCTCGCAAAAATAGTTTATCATTTTTCCAATCATCGTAATACTCTAGATTCAAACTTGATAAACAGCATACAGCAGTTCTTTCTTCATTTGTTGGCAGAATAATTTCTGAACATAAATTGGATTGATTGATTCGTAATCCTTTGTCTTTGAGCCATTGTGGCATCATACGATTGCTCGTATCAATATAATGAATATACGGCTCACCTGTATGCATACGCAACTCTAGAATCATTTGCCATAACATCTTTGCGGAAACAACTTCACGCACTTCGCCGGTGTGTGGATCTTTAAGCTCCCAATTATCATTTGCACCAGGATCAACCATGCACTTTTCGATTACTTGCATGAAATCATCTGTGATGTTAATACCATGATGCAGATTCAAACAACGCACATTTGGATCACCGGTTGGTTTTCGCATTTCTAAAAAGGGAATAATATCAGGATGTGAAACATCAAGATATGCAGCATAAGAGCCGCGACGAGTACGACCCTGGCGGTAGGCGAGAGAGGATGCATCGTAGATTTTAAGGTGAGGCATAACACCAGTAGACTTATCATCAGCGCTCCGAATACCGAAACCAATGCCCACGCCTCCACCCAACATAGAGAGCCAATTAGTCTCGGACAGATTATCAACTAGACCCTCTGCTGTATCTTCGATATAATTTAGAAAACATGATATGGGCATTCCTCTTTTAGATCGGCCGAAAGAAAGTATTGGTGTTGAATATGAAAGCCAATGTTTACTTGAGTAGTCATACAACCTCTGAGCATGTTCCGGATTAGAACCAAATGATTTTGAAACATATGCAAATCTATGTTGTGGTGAAGTTTCGTCTTCACGCATGTAAGATTCTTGGAGTCTTTTAATACCTAACTGGTCGAATAATTTATCTCTTTCTAAGTCTATATTGATGCCGAGATATTTCATGTGTTTATGCCTTATTATTGTCTAGAATTTTTTTAATGTCAGGAGGAGAATATGTATCTGGCTTTAAAACCTTTCCATCTTCTCTTTTGATAACTTTGCCATTGGAACTAATCTTACTGAGATTGCTTCTTGAAACTTCGTCCCAAACTTCTTGTTGGGGAATATTTAAAGAGTTTTCTAAACCTTCAATAACCCATTTTAAATCTGCACAAGCATCAGCAATTTCAATCATATCTCGTTTCTGCACAGCATTCTTTAGTTCCCAAAATTCTTCAACAATTAAATTGAAATAGAGTGAAGATTGAGGACCAAAACCAATTTCATTCTGATCACACGCAACCATAAATTTTTTTACATCATCACGACTGTTCATTGATAAACTCCATAATCATTGGGAATATACTTTGAATTTCTTCTGCACATTTTATAGCAATTTCTTGGTGTTCTTTTTGTGTTCCATTTGCACATCGGAGTTGTATATAGTGAACCCAAGAACGCAAAGTGCCGTTCATATAAATTCTAGATTCCATCAATCCTTCAGGCAAAACTGCTCGTGCTTGTTCTTTAGCAATTCCATTTTCAACAGCCCACGCATAAGCTTCTTTTGATTCTCGGATGACACGTTTCTGCCTTTCTTCCCAAAATGCCATAAGCTGTTGATTATCAGTAGGAATGCTATTCTGTCTATTCTTCAGGTCTTGTAATCTCGCTTCTCTCTGCACAAAATCTAAATCTTTAGTTGGGTCCGCATATCGTTGTGAAAATTCTTGAAAAGAAAAAGAACGGTGACGAATTATTTGTCTTGCAATATCGCGAGTGGTTTGAATTTCTAAACACACATTAACCATTTCGAGAGGAGACCAATGTTTATGTTTAATCAAATATCGAACTAGTTTTTCCGCATTATCATTATTATTTTGATTTGATGGGTTTGATACACGAGCGACATATGCAATTTGTTCAATCAACGATCTATTTTCAGTATCTTTTGTATAAGAAATTAATTTAACTTTCATTTATTCTCCATTAAGTCTTTTTCCAATTTATGAATTCCATCTTCGCTCTAAGATTTACAAATGTATTTTTACTTATGATATCTTGAATTTCATCCGATGAGAAACCATCGAGTATCATATCATTGATATCTTTTTTGTCAATCATCTCCGGCCATATTACCACATTATAATGTTCTTCAATTGCTCTTTCCATTTGTTTGTGTAATTCTTTATTTCTCGGTTCGTTATCATACACAAGAGTTACTTTTGAACGATCAAATATCTTAGAAACAGCCATCAAATTCGAATCGGCCGTAGCCACAGCATTTTTTAAAAATAAAGAATCGATAGGGCCTTCGACTACATAAATCATTTCATCCTGGTCGATCCTGTCGAGACCAAAAACTTTATAGTTGTCTTGGTCCAATTTGATTGTTATGTACCTTAATTTAGACTCACCTAGTGAACGACCTTGAAATGCAACTAGATTTTTTTCTTCATCATAAAAGGGAATAATAAGTCTGGGATCATTATCTTTTAAACCATCTTTCTCCACATCCAATGATTCAACAAACTTTTTAAAATCTTCTGCATAATAAAGATTTAAATGGTGTTCTTCTGGAATACCTCTGGACAAAACATATGTTTTTGCATAATGTTCATCGGGTAAATCGGATATCGAAGGCAAATCAAGTTTCTGTTTAAAAGTAGTTTTGGTTTTGAATTCGTCGAAATCTGGCTTCTTATAGTTGTTGGCACCGGTTTCATTTTTATAACGCTCTAGAGCATATTCTTTGACAAGGCTTGAATCCACCTTATCGAGAAAATTATAAAAATTGGTGGATGCACCACAATTATGGCACATGTAGAAATAATCATTCTTTTTGCGGTAGACATAACCGCGAGCTTTGGTTTTATTTTTTGAAGAATCGCCACAGAGAGGACACCTAAAATTATAGAGATCCTCTTTTTTCTGTGTGAATTTTTGAAGCTTCGGAGAAACCCGTAGCAAAAAGGTACGATCAATGAAAACGCTCATAACAAAATTAAAGGAAAGAAAAAGTTAACCGAATAATTTCGAAATTATATCAAATTTAACGTGTGAAAGCAACCATGCGATTACAATAATGCCACCGGCTGCCATCCATTTCCACTCCAATATTTTTTCTATTTGGTCGTCTTCTCTTTGATTGTGTGCGTTGATTTCCTGTCTCAACGATTTAATTTCGTCCATAATTCTTCTTTCGGTAAGTTCCAACTTATCCGAAAGATTTCTATCAACAGTGGTAATTCTGGAATGTAATTCCTTCACATCGGAAGTTGTTTCTTCCTGTTTCTTTTCAACATGATTATAAATCTCAGATTCGATTTTATCTTGTTTTTCCATCATTTTTTCTATCAGTGAATCCATTTTTCCACATAATGAGGTGATGTTAGTGATTTGCTGTTTCATCACACCAACATCAACCTGCAGGTCGACCACATCGACCCGTATATCAATTTCACCTTTTGTATTTACAGACATTATTTCTTTTCAGGAACTTTTGTTCCTTCTAATTTTTTATGAACCTTCATTTCTTTACATTCTTGCACTTGTTTGCCGGCTTTATCGAGAACTGGCTTTCCGTCTTTTGTGACTTTATCAATGCAAACTTTTTTAACTTCGGCCGGTTTATCTTCAGCTTTAGGTGCATTTGCAAATGATGTATTTAAAAAAAGCGAAGAAGCAATTAGAGTTACGATGGCAATAGCTTTCATATTTCTCTCTCCTGTATTTTAGGTAAAGGTGTACCGTAAATTGGTTTTCTATTTATTGTTTCTGTGTGATATGGTGAGTTTATAATCGGTGCATTTCTATTTGAAAATTTTTCGGCTACAGTTACTCCCAATCCAGCTATCGCAATATACATCATGCCTTCAAACATAAATGAATCTACTTTTTTACCCCAAAATAAATTGGCAAAAAAGGCAATACTACAAAATACAAACGCCAAGAAGGTGATGACGCGCCTACTACTTAAAGACCCATCAACACCATCTTGGAGCAAACTTTTGATTTGCATTCATCAAATCTCAGGATGTGGCGACTGTGGAGGTGCTAGTTTTCCTCCGTATCCCACAACGACTTGTCCTGGAGATTGAGTGGGAGCGTTAGACGCACCGGCACCAATTGTTATGCCCTTGTCAGTTACTGTAACTGTTGGCATCGATGGTGGCGGAGGTGGTGCGACCATTGCCTTCTTAGTAGCTTCGAAGTTTTCGTTAGCCAATTTTTGTGCGGCCAACATGGCTTCTTGATCCTCTTTCTTAGCACCAGATAACATGATGCCCGAAAGTGTACCTGTCAAGAATGTGGCAATAGGAACAATTAATTCAAAGAATTTTTGGTCGATTGGTGAAATTGCATTGAGTGGCTGTGTGACGAAAATTAAAGAATATAAAACAACGAACACAATACCAGTGAGAGTTAATGCAAGACACACACCAATAAAGAATTTCAGACGAGCCATTAATTGCTCTTCTGTGTATACAAATTCTGGTTTATTTTCCACAGCTGACTCCTTGCGGAACACAAATTTGTTGAGAAGGTTGGTTATTGATTGCATCATTTGGAGGTCCTAATCTAGGATCACGTTGACCCTTAAATACGTGTTCTGGACAGGTTCTTGTCACATCACACAGTGGCTTTTGACACATCTCTTTGTCCCAATTTTTTGGATCTTGACATGGATAACGAAATCTGTCACCACCAAAAATTGCCAGTCCAATTGGAAGAACTAGAAGAAAGAGTAGGTATTTAAATAATTTTTTATCATTCATCAGTGACCCCCTAGAACGTGAAGCGCATGTTCATAATGTTTAATGCGATCATCAAGTCCTATGGTTCCACCATTGATTCGCTTTGTCAAAGTTACAATGT